CGGACCTCTACCTCTTTCACTCCTTTCATGCTGAGGAGGCGAGAGAGGGCAGCCGAGGAGACTACAAAGGGCTCCTCGTCCTGACCCGTACGGTAGAGGATCGATCCCCATTCGTCCTTTCCGATTGCAACGCCTCGACCGAAGTACACAAGGTCTCCGGCTCTAGTCCGGGCGAACCTGCACAGTGTTCTGGCTTGTTGCACGGTGAGCTTCATAAATCTCCTGCGGCTCTATTATCTGAAGAAGGTCGGAGAACTGAAGGCCTCCGTACATCACCAAGAACCGCTTCCCATCCTCCTCCACCTCGCATCTAAGTCCAACAAACGGAACCGCTTGCTCAAGGCCCCACCTCCGGATGGAGGGCCAGTCCAGGTAGGCCATCGCTTCCCGACGGTCCCGCCGGTGGATCAGCATCCAACCGCGCGAACCGGCTGCACGGTGCTGGTGGTAGGCCTGCAGGATGATCTTTTCCCAAGGCTTCTGCGCAGAACGCTCCGGAGCATCTATTATCTCGAACGGGGAGCCGTACGAGTTCCCCCGCTTCAGCTCGATGGTCCATTCCTGGAGGAGCGGAAGTCCGATCGGATCGATGGCAGCGATGTCGCCGTACGACCCGAACGTCCGAAGCCCTTTCTGCATCCGGAACGTAGCCCGTCCTCCCGACTGGGACGTCCGCCAGAAGACGTCGTCCCGTTGACCTTTCGTCCACCAGAGCGAGAGCATGCGGCAGATCTCCCGCTCAAACTGGGCTCCCTTGCTGGCTCTCATACTCCAACTGGTACCTGCGGCAAATTTTTGCCCATCCCTCCTTCGAAAGGCGGTCCTCCTTAACCTGAAGATGAGGAACCCCTTCAAAAGGAAGCTTTACAAGAGGAAGGTTCTTTTCAATCACCTCCCGGTAGAGCTGGAGCGCTTCCTCTCGTTTGTTTCTCAGGAGTTTAAGCGCGGTTTTCTCTCCGACCCCAGGGACACCAGGGACCCCATCCGATCGGCAGCCTGCAATCGCCTTTACGAAAGCCCAGTCTGTCGGATCCACTTGGTACTGGGAACGGAATCGGCTCTGGCCAATGAACTTCTTCTTTCTCACCTGATAGATCACCACATTCTCTCTCAGCACCTGGTAGAGGTCAGAATCATCCGTCGCCAACACTACGAAATCCTCTGCAGGAACACGGAATGCAACAGAAGCCATCAAATCATCGGCTTCAAACCCTTCGCAGGCCCAGACATTGGAGAATCCTAAGACTGGAAGGACCTCCTGTTGCAAGATGGAGACCTGTCGGTAGAGTTCCTTCGTCTCATATGGATCCTCATACTCCTTCCGCGCTTTCTTATAGTCTGGAAAGATCTCCTTCCTATAAGAGGAGGGGCTATCAAAGCAGAAGATGGTGTAGTTCGGAACGATCAGCTCAGTAAGCTGGAGGACGTAGTGGAGAAATCCATAGAGGACTCCATCCGGTCTCCACCTAAATACGTAGAAGGAGACGTGGCATAGATAGGTCGCATCCAGTGCGAGAAAAATTTTCACTTTCCTTCCTTTTTCAGAACCAGGTAGAGCGCAAGAGAACGGATCCTTTCAGGAACAGGTGAAGTCTTGAGCGTTTCGAATTCTACTTCCTTTCCTCCAAACTCAATCTCCTCTTTCACCATGAAGTCATACTCCTCATCAGTGATGACGGGAGTATTGTAATGGAAGAAAGCATAGCGAAGGGCCCAAATCAGATCCATTACTGGTACCAGATTGGTGTCTGCTCCTGAAGGTTGATACCGCTTAGGAGGACGGATCTCTGAGGGGTCCCGCATCAGGATCTTCGCAGTGATGGCCACTGGAATGTTTCTCTCCGCATGGCACCGAATGATCTCTAGCTCATTAGGAGTAAACTTCTTTCCTTTGCGGCTGATCCTTCTAACAGGCTGGTATCGAGCAGCATAATCGCGGGTATTGTAGGCAATCAATTCAATTCGGCGCCGAATCGCCTTTGGATTTCTGCCTAACATAACTGCCAAGCGCCGTGGGTGGCATCCTGCCAGGTAGAGATCCAGCATCTTGTCCAGCTCAGACTTCTTCCATGGCGTATCATTGTTAGGATTCCTGACCTCCTCTTCCGGAATCAGAGATACCGCCTTTTCCGATTGAGGCTGCAAGCTTCTTCGATCTCGTTCCATACCCTGCCTACAAGCTGCTGGATCTGAGGTTCCAGATTGTTCTCCTCGATATAGGAGATCACTCTATCAATCGGACCTTCAAAGTTGATCTCCGGACACTGGATCACCCGCTTCCCTTCGACCTTCTTCCAATAGTTTTCCGACACCAGGAATTCGACACAGGATCCAACATCATCGATGCCGAGGTCGTAGTAGATGGGAATCGTGACACTGCGGTCCTTACCCACCTTTCCTGTGATGCGGTTCTTCTTTACCTCGGCAAGGCAACGGACTCCTACCGTCCGCTCCTTGCCCCGAACTATCCGCTTGATCTTGGAAGCTACACTGGTCCAGATCTCGAGGTGGGCATAGAACCTGAGGGCCCGACCACCCGAACGGGTCTTGGGCTCAAATCCCATGCCAAGATTGTCCCGCGTCTGTCCAATGATAATCAGAATGCATCCCAGCTTCCGGATGCGGGAGAGGACCTGACGCAGGTGCTCCGAGTGGTACTTGGCCTTTCCATCTGTATAGAATCCAACCACCTCCTTGCCCTTTTCGATCGCCTCCTGTTGCTCCCGAAACTTCTCAATGGAAGCAAGAGAGGTCAGGGCATCCTGAGAGTCCAGTACATAGATGAACGGGCGCCCCTCGTCCAGCAACCGGTTGATGTGGATATAGAAGGATTCCACAGTGTCGCTGCAGACAGGCTCCCCTTTCCTGTACCGGGGAGGCTCCATCCGCTCGGCGACCGTCTTGCCGAAGTACCTCTCGATGTCCATCAGGGCTCCGCCCTCCACATCGTCAAAGATCAGGCGGTAGTCCTTAAAGTTTGGATTCCTGCAGGCTTCGGCAAAGCAGGTCAGGGAAATCCAAGTTTTTCCCGATGCCGAATCCCCCACGATGTAGTAGTACCCTCCCTTGAGGAACCCTGCGTGGGGGGTATCGGTGCAGGCGAGGTTAAGGAGGGTGCTCCCCGTAGAGAGAGCACCCTCCAACTCAGGAGATGGAGAAGGGAGACTCATGCTTCCTCTTCTTCATCCCAGTCGTCCCATTCCTCCTCTTCCTTGACCTTCTTGGACTTTGGAGCAGCCTTCGGAGGCATGGGACCTGCCTTTACCCTCGGCTTCTCTTCTTCGTCCTCTTCTTCATCGAAGAAGCGGACCTTTTTGGACTTCGCCGGAGGTTCTTCTTCCTCTTCGAACTCCTCTTCATCTTCTTCCTCCGCCTCTACCTTCTTGGTGGGTTTCTTGGCAACCGGCTCCTCTTCTTCCTCCCAGTCCTCTTCCCACTCTTCCTCCACTTCCCCAGCCTGTTTCTTGGAAGGTGGAGGAGATTTCTGGACAGGCTTCGGAGCCGGCTCCTCTTCCCACTCTTCCTCTTCTTCTACCTGTTGCCTAGAAGCAGGTTTCTTAGGAACCTCTTCTTCCCATTCCTCTTCTTCCTCGTCTGCTGCCTGAACGAGTTTCTTCGAGGGCCGAGGAGCTTCCTCCTCCCATTCCTCCTCCTCTTCTTCCTCAGAAGAAGACACGGTAATCTTGGACTTGGATTCCGTTGGCTTCGCTGCCTCGGGCGTGTTCTCTTCCTTCGGTTCGTCGATCTGGAGGAACATAGCCCGAATCTGCTCGTACGGGAGCTCAATCAAAAGGTCGTCAAGGCAATAGACCTTCTGGAGGATCTCCTCGTCGTAGGGCTCCTTGCGAAGCTTAAAGTCAATGGACTCTGCCTCGTAGTAGGCGAATCCTCCGAACGACTTCTCCGCAAAACCCACCCGAAGTGTAAATCCATCCTCAAGGTGGAAGAACCGATCCCAACCTTCATCCTCATCGGAATTGCGAATCCGGGCATCCAGCAGCTTCCCAAAGAGGTGGTAACTGATGTCCAAGATTTGCACACCCTTATCAGGCTCCTTCGTATCAATGACGTTGAAGAGCTGCCTCTGCTTTGGACTAAGGTCGCGGATCAGCTCCTCGTTCTCCTCATTTGCCTCCTGAATGAGCTTCATCCGATGCTCGCAAATCGGGCAGCGAGCTTTGCGTGTCATCCGCGGGCAGATGACCATCTCCTGGTTTGGACCTACGCCACGATGGACGTAGAAGGTCCGTTCCCAGTGGAGTGTTCCAGGGTCGGCATAAGGATTACCCTTCCCTGCCTCGTAGGGCAGAATGTCCAAATAGTGAACACCTGCCTTGGGTTTGAACAATGTAGCTCCCTGGGGGAGCTTGAGATAGCCGCTACCTGAGGTGGTAGTAGCCTGCTTCAATGCCCGGTCCCGGGCGTTGGTGTATCGCCGTTCCTGACTGCGTGCTCTCATTCTTCGACTCTCCTTCTCACTTTCTCCTTTGTCATCTCCTCAAGGGCCTGTTTTCCCCTCTCGGAAATCTTTGGGGCGCTGAAGTACCCCATGGCCAACAATTCAACCAGCAGTACCAGCGACCGCTTCTTATGATCTAGCGCAGAAACAACTGCAGAAGCCTTATCGTATTCGTACCTCGCATCCAGAAATGCCTGATAGGCTTCCTTGTAGGCAGCCATGCCCCGAACCGCTGCGGAGATGGCATTCTCTGTTATCTTCTCGATGCCAAAATTTGACGGGTTGGCCCGAACCTCCTTCTGGAGTTCGGCCTCAACCTCCTCCAACCTCGCCTTCGCTTGGTCCATTTCCTTTCGCTTCTCCGCAGCGAAGAAGGCGTATTTGGTAAATTCAGTCGGAAGCCGAATGCACTCCCTGTCAAGGTTTAACTCGTCAATCTTGACAACCTCTTTGACTTGAGCGACTGCGAGTTCGTTCATCGCACTATTATCTATTCAAAATGCAAAACTTCGTAGCAGGCGGCAGCAAGGCCCGCCCTCTTCGAATCCCAAAAGTTGGCACTGAACACGTCGATCACCTTGAACGCCCGAGGCGCAAGTTTTCCACCACCGAGGAGGACTTTTCTGGCGTACTCTAGTACAAGATTTCGCACTGCCTCGGGGTCATCGTCAAGATTTGACAGGATCTTTGCCACGTCGGCCCATTGCGTTCTGGGATCAATAAGGGCCCTTGCAAGGTCGATCGCCTTATCCTTATTTAGGCTCATCGAACGGACTGCATCCACCTGCTGCTCTGGAGGGAGTTGGAGGACCTGCTCCAGGATCACCAGAGCTTTCCTTGCAGAGCCGTCCGCAGCCTCCACGATCTCGTCCACTACCTCCTCGCTGAGCTGTGCCCCTTCCTTGTACGCCACGCGTTGGATCAGAAGTGTCAAATCTTTGTGTGACAAAGGTTGGAGTTTAATCTCTGTGCACCGGGTGATGATGGTTTTGAGAAGTTTCTGCGGGTCGGTCGTGCAGAGGACGAAGTAAACATGGGACGGTGTGTCCTCTAAAATTTTCAAAAATGCGTTCTGAGCATCGTTGGTCAGCTTGTGGGCTTCATCAATCACCCACATGCGACACTTCCCAGCAAGGGGATGAAGGCTACTGTGCCGACGAATGTCCCGAATCATGTCGATTCCTTTGAAGTCGGCACAGTTCAGCTCCGTAAAATCCGCATCAGAGCACTGCAAGACGTTTTTTAGGATACGGGCAATGGTGGTCTTTCCGCATCCACTCGGACCGCTGAGGAGGATTGCGTGGGGGACCTGCCCCTTCTCGATCAGCTTGACGAGGCTGGAGACTGCAGCCTCCTGACCGAGTACACCTTTGAAAGTTTTAGGTCGATACTTTTTGTAGAGCTCCATTTTCAATCTCCTCTACGGTAGCAGGGCGACCCTCAAACCAAATCTGTCCGTCTTTGAACTCAATGGGCCGCTTCTCGTACCAGTTGGTCGAGGCAACCTCGTATTCGATCTGAAGCGGCACGATCAGCCAGTCAAATGCCTCCCGAATCCGTTCTGTTGCAATCTCTTTGACCAGAGCAAAGTACTCCAACAGCTCTTCCTTCGGTACCTCTGCAATGAGGCTGTCGTGGATCTGGCCGACGATTCTTGCACGCATTTTCCTCTTTATTA